CTGTTTCTTTTTACCCCGAAAACGCCTCAATAAGCCATTATCGGTTCGAACCGGATGCAAACCAGTCATGACGGCTGAAAACGTCTCTATCGGGCTGCAAACGGCTGAGGTAGGGGTAACAGAAGTCAGATATGGCTCACAAACCCCTAGAATCCGCTCCAAGCCGCTTGATTTGCCTACTAGGGGCGATGAAATGATTAAATTTTGCAAAGATATCGGCTTTCCGCTTTTACCTTGGCAGGAAATGTTGGCAAGAGACTGCCTACGCTACAAGCCGGATTCAAGGTGGGCTCATCCTCTTATAGGAATTATGCTTCCGCGCCAGCAAGGTAAATCCACATTCATGGCGCTTCGAATTTTATTCGGCATCTATGTGCTGGGCGAAAAAATGCATTTAGCCACAGCTCATAAGTTAACAACCTCATCGGAAATCTTTTACAAGGTCAGCCAGATGATAGAAAACTCCCAAATGCTCTTGGATAACTTCTCAAAGAAGTACGAGTCAAAAGGATCGCAGGAAATCCGATTTAAGAATGGCGCTCGATATCTAATCCGAGCAGGTAACTCAGCTGCTCGCGGTATTGCCGCACCTGATGTGATTCACATCGACGAATTGCGCGAATTTGATACCGAGGATGTCTGGTCATCAATGCGCTTTACCCAGATGTCTAATCCCAACCCGCAGGCTTATGTCTATTCCAACGCTGGTCATGCTAATTCGGTCATGCTTCATAAATTTCGAGAAAGAGGGCTTGCAGCTAGTGAAGGCGCGGACGATTCAATCGGCTGGTTCGAATGGAGTGCTGAACCCGGAGCTGAGATAACAGACAAAGAGGCTTGGTATCAAAGCAACCCATCGCTAGGCCACACAGTCCATGAGGACAATATTAAGGACAGTCTTTCGGATCGTGAAGATATTTTCCGCACCGAGATATTGTGTCAATTTGTAAGCATGATAAATCCTGTTATATCTGAGGCCGAATGGAAGAAATGCAAGGTCGATAATCTGCCACAGCTCGACGTCGAGGCCGATACTTGGATGGCCATCGATCTTAGCCCGGACAGAAAACATGGGTCACTTGTCGCAGGCCAAAGAATCGACGGCGATAGGTTCATGGTCAGCCTTTTGCATACTTGGTTCAACCCAGTAAATCTTGACGATAAAGAAATGGCTAACGATATCGCTTACTGGGTTCGCAAGTTTCCAGTTAACGCGGTGGCATATTCAAAATCGACGGCCTCAGCTGTTGCGGCTCGATTATCGCCAGCCGGAATCCCGGTACATGAAATCACGGGGCAGGAATATCAACAAAGCTGCGATGAATTCGTTTCGGCAGTTTCTTCAATGCGCCTAGCCCATTCAGATCAAGAAGAATTAACCAAGCAAGTTCTCAGCGCCGTTAAATTAACTCGAGGCGATGGCGGATGGGTAATGGGTCGCAAGGCTTCCGGAATTGTCTGTGGTGCAGTTGCTTCGGCAATGGTTACACATTTTGCGACACGCGCTGAATCTGAGGTTGACATTCAGATAGGGTAATGTCCAGACAATAGCGTATAATATGTCCAATGGGAATCCGGGACATTTTTACATCATCGAAGCCAGCCGTCGAAGTTACAGTCGATGCCGCTTCGGCCCCTGCGCCATTTAATAACACAGCTTCTTTCAATCCTTTCGTATTTACTCAATCAGTGGCAAGCCGTCAACAGGCTATGGCAGTGCCGACAATCGCACGCGCTAGAAATATTATTTGCTCAACACTTGCATCGTTACCACTCGAGCAATACTCGAAGGTAGATGGATCGCACATGGGCACTCCGGCAGTTATCAATCAGCCAGACCCACGCGTTCCCGGCTCTGCCATTTATGCATGGCTTGCCGAGGATTTACTTTTTGAAGGTCGCGCCTATGGCCAAGTCCTTGAGCAGTATGGTGATACGGGCAGAGTACGTGCATGGACTCGCATTTCACCAGATCGTGTAACAACTAAACTTAATAACAACCAGACAGAAATTGTCGGTTACCAAGTAGATGGCTCAGTAGTACCAAATCAAGGAGTCGGTTCACTTGTCGTGTTTTACGGACTTGACGAAGGCGTGCTTAATCGTGCGGGCCGCACTATCCGGGCAGCCCACGCACTCGAGCAAGCCGCCGAAACTTTTGCTAAGGAACCAGTACCACTGCAAGTTCTTAAGTCCAATGGCACTAACTTGCCAGCAGAGCGCATCTCAAAGCTTCTCGAGTCATGGCGCACAGCCAGACTAACTAAGTCAACAGCGTTTCTTAATGCTGATGTTGAATTGCAAGCGTTGGGCATCGATCCTGCCAAATTGCAGCTGAACGAGGCTCGTCAGTATGTCGCGCTGGAACTGGCTCGCGCTTGCAACCTTCCTGCGTACTTTGTAAGTGCTGAAACTACCAGCATGACCTATAGCAACTCAGTATCAGAACGCCGCTCACTTATTGACTTCTCAATGAAGCCAATTCTCGCAGCTATTGAACAGCGCCTTAGCATGCCGGATTTTTGCCCATCAACTGGCGAGATTCGTTTCTCACTAGACGAATTCCTGCGCTCAGATGCGCTACAGCGCGCCCAAGTATATGAAATTCTTAATCGCATCGGTGCTATGAGCGTCGAGCAGATTAGAGAAGAAGAAGACCTAATCGACAACAAGGAGACCCGATGAAGATAACTATGCCATACGCTATTACAGCGGCGGATACAGAGTCTCGCATCATCGCAGGCCGCATCGTGACTTGGAACGCTGAAGGCAACACATCAGCAGGCCGCACTATGTTCAAGTCTGATTCAATCACCATGGCAAAGAACATTAAGCTAGTTTTGCAGCACGATGTCACTCGCCCACTAGGCAAGATGGTGTCTTTTTCAGAAGATGAAACTGGCATCACAGCAGAATTTAAGATTGCAAAGACAACAGCCGGAAACGATGCACTCGAGGAAGCAGCCACCGGCCTTCGCTCAGATTTCAGCGTCGGCGTGGATGTCGAGGACTGGGACAACGAGGATGGCGTAATGGCTATCAGCGCATCTAATCTCATCGAGGTCAGCCTTGTCACAGATGGCGCAATTCCCGGAGCAGAGGTCGCAAAGGTAGCGGCAGTAGAAAACGAAGTTTCTGAGACATCTCAGGAAGAAACACAATCAACCACAGAAGGAGAACAAGTGTCAGACACTACCAATCCAGATGTTGCTCCTGCCGCTGAATCGGTAGAAGCTGCACGCGTTGAAGTAAAGGCTGCAACAGCACCTTACATTTCAACAACAGTTCGTAACCCAATCGTTGATAAGGCTTCTTATCTCGAACACTCAGTCCGCGCCTCACTAGGCAACGACCAATCAAAGATGTATGTTGCAGCAGCAGCAGACACAACAGACAACGCTGGACTCGTTCCAACACGTCAGTTAACAGAAGTCATCAATGGCATCTCAAACGCAGATCGTCCGTTTATTGATAGCATTTCGACAGGCGCTTTGCCAGATGCAGGTATGACTTTTGAAATCCCAAAGATTACAGTTGCTCCAACAGTTGCAGTTGCATCTGAAGGCGGCGCACCATCTGAGACAGACCAAAATGCAGCGTTCGTTACTGTAAATGTCCAGAAGTTCATTGGCCGTCAGACATTTTCGCTTGAGCTATTAGATCGCAGTTCACCAGCGTTCTTTGCTGAACTCGTACGCCAAATGGAATACGCATACGCAAAGGCTACAGACGTAGCAGTTGGAACCGCGCTAATCAACGGCGGAACAGACGGCGGAAACCGCGCAGCACTCACAACAGGCGCTCTAGTATCTGATTTTGTATCAGATGCAGCAGTTTCTATTTACAAGGGAACCCTTGGCTTTGCAGAGAACATTGTAGTTTCTCCAGAACAATGGGGCGCTTTGATGGGCTTGGTAGATTCTTCAAATCGTCCAATCTTCCAGCAGACAATCAACCCTCAGAACGCTGGCGGAACTTTGACAGCTACCGCAGTTCGCGGGAACCTTCTCGGTCTTAACCTTCGCGTATCACGCGCACTTACAGATGCATCAGGTCTTGGCGATAACACACTTATCGTTGTAAACCCAGATTCATACACATGGTACGAAAGCCCACGCCTTTCACTTCAGACAAACCTCATCTCAACAGGTCAGGTTGAAGTTGGATACTACGGCTACGGCGCAATCGCTACCAAAATCGGTGCAGGCTCTTACCGCTACATGGTTGCATAACCAATAACTAATCATGGGGGGGTTGCTGCTCCCGGTGGCTCCCCCAGTCGTTTAATAGAAAGGATGTAGAGATGGCTTCAATAGTTACGGTTGCAGAACTAAGGTCTATTCTTGGTGTCTCTACATCCCTCTATAATGACGCGTATCTAACCGATGTAATTGATACAGCTGAGGCAGTTATCTTGCCTATGTTGGTTAAGTACTCAAGCCCTATCGATGTAGTGGCGCTTCAAGATAACATTGCAACATATTATGTCCTAGGCGATAATAACTTTTCAGCGGGTCAGAGCGTAGTCATTACTGGCGTAGGCTCCCCATTTAACGGCACTTTTACAATCCTAGAATCTAGTAACCTCGATTACGATTCATTCGTTCTACGATCCAACTCACGCATATTTTTAGATGGTTCTTATAGAGAATTTAACGGCTTCTTTACAGTATCTATAAACAACGCTGATATTACAGAGCGCAAGGTAATCCCATCAGGCTTGGCCACACTATCCGGCGCGGCCACTTATGTCGGAAATAGCGCCGTTGAATCAGCTGTACTGGCCGTTTCAGTCGAGGTATTCCAATCTCGTATCGCTCCCGGCGGACAGATTGAAGGCGTGGACTTTACGCAGGTGAGCCCATATCGTTTAGGTCGCAGTCTCTTTAATCGAGTGTCAGGACTTCTCGGGGCTTACATCGATACCGATTCAATGGTGCAGTAATGCCAGCATCAACGATTCTTGACACAGTACGTCAGCCGCTAGCCACAGCCTTCGCCAGCGTTGCAGGCAATGTCTATGCCTATGTCCCGGAAGCGCCTATGGTGCCATTCGTAGTAACAGTCCCGGATTCTCCTTATCTTGAGATGGAGACAATTAATGGATCAACGCTGCACATCAAAATCAATCTTGTCATTTCAGTAGCGGTTGCCTATAACAGCAATCCTGCATCGCTCGACAATCTCGAGCAGCTCGTCATAAGTGTTCTGAAGGTAATCCCAGTGGGATACATCGTCGGAGCGGTTGAAAAACCAACAGTAACTCAAGTTGGCCCTTCCAATGTTTTGGTGGCCGATATCAGAGTTTCTACCTACTATACACAAACAAACTAAAGGAAAATAATATGG